TTGATGCCATTATTCGTTAACAATACTGTTGATAAAAGGCAAGATTTCACCTGGTACTTTAAATACACATGACTTAATAGTTTTTACTTTTTTATCACCTGTTAAAACTATATTATCACTAGTTTTATAATATCTTTTATTGTTTTCTATATAACCTATTACATTTGATACTTCTGTATCATCAGATAAAACAGCAACAATATCTTGAGCAAAAGTTATATTATTCATAAAGAAACAAACCTTCCCATTAAATCACTGCTAATACGTCTTGATGGTACTTGTGCTTTTAATTTAGAGATTGCAGGGCTAACAGACCATGTAACAGTTGTATCATTTACACTCGCTTTGTCTATAGTTCCTGTATATCTACAAATTAAATTAGCTGAATTACTTAGAGTATCTTGACCTATTGCTTGTGTATATAAAGATGCAATAACTAAAGAATCACCATTCACACCTGTATCTGTGAGGTCAATAATGCTTGCTGTGGCTGCTAAATTTACTTGTAAATTACTAATACCAGATGCTTTTGTTGATGAAAAACCACTAGCGTCAAAAGCAAGATAAATAAAATTAACTGCTTGATTCATTTCTGTATCTGCTGTTAAATTCTGTGCAGATTGATAAAAGTTTTGGTATGCGTTTGTTGGTAATCTCTTACCACTTCCATCTGTAACACTAGATTTGTCTGAGTAGTATTCTAAAAATGTAAGTATATCAAAATCTGCCATAATTACATACCTAAGTAGTGCCTTTCACCACCTGCCTCAATATAATTCATAGTTTGTGCAACACTACTTTGTACTGCATTTGCTAATTCTTGCGTAGTAACAAAATTAGTACCATTCATTTGTGTTACCGCACCTGTTTGTATAGTTATTTTTGGGGTAGATCTATTTCGCCTACGTCTTGCTTCTTGTGCTGCTGCACTATTGCCAATATTTTCAATACTTAAATCTTGCCCTGCACTAGCGTAACCACCACTAGTACTTAATTTAGGTGTGTTCATACTTAAATTTGGTACTCTACCTGCTGCACTAGATGTTCTAGGTATAGAAGATGCTGTAGAGCTAGGAATGGATGATGATGTTGAACTTGGCAAAGATGTGCTTGTTGAGCTAATACCTGTGCTTATTGAACTATCAATACCTGTAGCTTTTGCTTTTCTACCAGTTAACCTATTAAGTAAATTTAATGCTCCTTTTATCGTATTTATAAATGACCTTAGTGGTAAAGTTGCTAGTTTTATAGCATTTTGTACAATTTTTGGTAAACCACTAAATGCGTTTCTCGCCATATTTATAGCTGCATTAAAAACATTCCCTACAAACTCTGCATATAAATTAAATGGTGCTAAAATAATCCGACCTATTGCTTTGAATATTTCAGCTATTTGATCTCTAAATTTGAATATTAATGCCCCTAAACCAATAATTGCTAATGGTATAGCACCGCCAGCAAGTAAAGGAGCAAAAACACCAACAACGGCTCCTATAACACTACCTAAAGCACCAAAACCAGTAACAATCAAACCTAATGCAGGTGCAATAATAACTAAACCTGCGCCTAATGCAGTAGCTAGTGCAATTATTGTTTGTAGTGGGCCAGGTAGACTACTAAATACATTTAAAACACCCGATACAAGTCTTACAACAGGCGTAAATGCAGGTAACAATTTTGTACCTATAATTGTAGACAAGTTTTCCATTTCCTTTCTAAACAGCCTAAATGCGTCAGGTGGTGGTACATCCATATCTTTTAGTTTTTGCATAGCTTGAATAATTACCTCAGTGGTTAATTGTCCATCACTGCTAAGCTGTTTAAGCTGACCTACTTGTACACCCATAACATCAGCAACAGCTTGTCCTATAGCAGGTAATCTTTCCATAATCGACCTAAATTCGTCACCTTGTAAAACACCACTACCTAACGCTTGACCTAATTGCAACTGTACACCTGCAAGATCATGAGATGATAAGTTATACCTTAAAGCTGCATTGTTTAAACCTAAATATGTATCTTTTATCTGATCTAAAGATATCCCCATAGGTCTTAGTCTTGCGAAAAGATCAGAAACACCTTTTGTTGCTGTTTGTTGTCCTAAACCAAACCTATCAGCAGCAGTACCTACAAAATCTAAAACTTGTTTATGTTCACCATATTCATCTGTTAATATTTTTAAAGTTTTTTGTGTTCTCTGCATATCAACACCTGCTTTTACAAAACCACTTACAGCAGCAGTAGCACCAATAGAACCTAGTACACCCAATAGGCTACTACCAGCCCTTTTCAACTTATTAAAAGCAACAGCAGTTTTATTAGAAGATTCTTTAACCTTACCTAAGCCCTTATTTAGACCATTTAAGGATTCTTGACCTGTAACCCTAGCCTTTATTGTATAGGTGGTTGCTAAATCCATTATTTATTTTTTTCGTTTAACGTTTCTATTATTTTAGCCTCTAACACCTGTAAGTCAGCAAGTATTTCTTGAGGTTTTTGTATTTCGTCTTTTTTCAATTCAAATATCCATTTTATTGCATTGTAGTCTAAACCATAAATTACACCACTATCCATACGCCATTGAGTCTGTATATCTAAAAAAATTATTATTGATAGCCAATTTTCCTCAAATACTTCATACGAGGTTTGTGTTTCTTCTTTTTCTTCTATGGGCTGATCGAAAAGTACAGAATCATCTTTTGCTGTTTCATCAACAATACGATCACCGCACCAAAACAAAGCAGCCCCTTCTAGTTTTTTGTTTTTTGTTTTGTTATTTCGTTAAAATATACTTCTACTAATGTATTAGCAAGCATTGGTACATCTAAAATCTGTTTTTTTGTTGCTTTTGTATATGGTATAGGTGTTTCACCATCAGATATACCATCCCAACCTATTAGTATTTCGTCTGCAATTAGTACATCACTTATATTCTCACCATCAGTAATACCGTTATCAATTTCTTTTTGTTTTTTATCTGCCGATTCTTTGATTTCGTTTATTCTTGACTGTGGAATTATTTTAAAAATTGCGTCAAATGTTTCTTTTTTTTGTGTACCACCATCATCAGGTGTATAAAAGACAATAGGATGTGTAAAGGTTGCTTCTTTTTTTAAAATAAACATAAATTTTTTATAATCTCTTCTAGGGTATACCCTTTTCTACTACTTAGCAACTAAGTAAAAGCTAAACTAAACTCATCTTGACCTGCATCTGTAGGAGTAGCGTAAAAAGGTAGGTTTAACATAGTAATTCCGTCTGTCTCTTCGTATGTAGGCTGTCCTAAGTCAGTTTGTGGACAAGATACAGTAACAATGTTTCCAGCACCACCCGAATGACTCCATGTATTAGTACCAGTAGATGTGCCTGTAGCTGTTGTAAAGAAGTTTTTACTAGATAGTGCAACTGCCTCTATAACCATGCTTCCAGAAGGTCTACGGTCTGTTATAAGTGCTTCTTTTGTGCCGCCAACAAGTTCTCTATAAATAACCTCATTAGCAAAATCTAGTTCCCATGATTGTAACGCTGCACCAAAACCAAATACTGAAAAACTAGATGTATTACCGTTTTTAAAAAGTACAGGATCGGGTTGTAGAGATTTGGTCACAGTCGGAAGTGCCGTGTCGGTTGGCGTATTAAATATGCCCTGCATTTCAAAGTTTATTCTAGGTATTTCGTTAACAGCACAAACAATAGAAAATGTACCCCTGCAACCTGTAACTTTATGCCTTACACCATCATAGTTAACATAAAGAGTTACACTATCTTGTGTAGCTAATGTAGAAGGTGTATATGTTACAGATGTAGACGAAACGACAGCCTTCGAGAGTCCAGAGGCGAGTAAAATCGGGTCATATTTTGGCGCAGTTCCAGCAGCACCACTACCTACCATATAAACACCAAAACTTACATTGACTCTTGTATTAGCTAATAAAACAGGATAATTACCAGCGTATGGTCTAATAGTTTCCTGTTCGACTTCATCACTAGCTACTGGTTCTATTTCTAAATCAACAACTTCTACATAGTTAGCTGAACCTGTAGCAGTAGGATCGCTTGCGTAACTGCTCTCGATTTTTGCGAGCAATGATCTTTTACGGTGTAGCTTTGGCATTGTCCTAATTACTTAATAGACACTATATACATATCATAAACCCTTATAAGAATAATGTAACTATTAAGAACTTAAATCATCAATATTTGTTCTATATATAATGTCGTAATTACAGCCAACAACCACCGCAGCTTGATCTGCGTCAATAAATTCAAATGATGTATTAGCAGGTTGTATATCTATAGCATTGCCATTTAATGTTAAATCTGCCATTAACCTTGAGTGCATATTTTCAACAACAGGATCAGCAGTTTGATGTGGTGTGGTACTGCTTACAATAACGCTAATAGTTACACTCAATGTATGGTGTAAAGTTGGTAGTGAT